CCCGATTTTAATGGTACCAAATGAATTGGTATTGTTTATTTTAGAGCAGGTTATTTACTGCAAACGTGCGGTAGTAAATGTTCGTATCCAACGCGGCAATCTCACCGGAATCATGGGCATTATCTCCCACGACTCCAGTACCTCGGTCGGTTGCGAAAGGATTGTTGACAAGGCCATACCGAGTCTTGAATCCGATCTTTGGCTGGAAGTTGTTCTCGCCAACTGCACGCACCATCTGGAGAGGTACATACGGGCAGTAGAAGAACCCTGCGTCATATGCGCTAGATCCCTTATACCCTACAGTTGCGAAGTCAGTTCCAGTTGACTGATAAGGATCAATAAAGACCTTATACTTGCCATTTAGCACGCCAGCGAAAGTATTACCCGTGTCATCGACAGTCAGGCTATCTTTTAGTGCTGGAGTATGGTCAAGAATACCAGCCATTGAGAGTGCAGATGCAACATCAGAAGAACAGATTACGATGTTGCCTCGCCCTCGACGGGTCGCCTTGGCGATTGCATTTGCTTCTCGCTCAATCTGGAACATGAGACCCTTGAACTTCTCAACGCTCCAACGACCATTTGCATCAACATCAAGGTCGAACGTTCCTGATGCGGCAGTTCCGTTTGCGGCCCCGGTTGCAGCTTGCTTGACAAGCACACGAATCACTTCGCGGTTGATTTCTGCAAGAATTTCGGCAGAAAGGATGTTTGCAAGCTCGGTTTCTGCATCAAGACCATGAATTGCCTTCAAGTCCTGTGCAAGTTCAATCGTGTACTCTGCCTTGAGTGCGCGACTCTTTGCGGTGACTGTGACCTTGTCGATCACGAAGCCCATCTCGGCAAAGTGATTGCCGGAGGCATCGCCCAATGCTTCTGCGGCGCTCGTATCGAGGGCCTGGCCAGTTACATCTGCGGAATATGCACCGTTTCCGGTTGGCGCAACTGTTTTCCCGTCTCCGGAAAATGCAGTATTGGCTTCGTTGAACAGGGCTTCAGAAGGAACGCCTTGCCCGGCTTCGCTACCCATCTTTCCGTCAATGTCTCGACTGGGATCATCGGTGCCTCCCTGCTGGCGGGCATATGCAGCACGAAGCGCAAAGATCAGGCCAGTTGGCCCTGTCATTGGCTGGACGCCACATACGTCATATGCAACGAGATTAGGCATTGCACGACGTACAAGACTAATCAAGACGGGATCGTAGTTATCGATACCATCAGATCCACCCGCTGCGTCACCGCCGGTTGCTGAGTTGACCGGCGCAACCTCTGTCAAAGAGCCATATCCACGACCTTCGTAGGAGGCTTGCTCGCGAAGAGCAATTTCTTGATTTTCGAGTAGAACGGAAGTCACAGTCTTGCGATAAGGATCACTAATCTTGTCTAGGTCCTCATGTTCAAGAACTGGCTGCCATTTCTGTTGTAGTTCTTCAGATAAAAACATCTTTTAAACTCCTTGTGTTTTATAAACCTTTTTTTGTGGTGCTGTTGTGTTTAAAGCCTATGGTTATTTATAACAAACTATTTCCGAATCGTTCTTCCAATTACGTTCGCATAGGCAGCCATTTCACGCGAAACCTTGGGCTTTGCAGTCTCTTCATCAACATCTTCGTTTAGGAGAGCCTGATCGGCTTCAGTTTCTGCATTATTGGTGCGTGGTGCCTTTGGAAAGTAGCCTTCTTTAAGGGTGTTGATAGCATCTTGATATTGATCTGCATCTTCAAATTCAACACCTTCGGCCAATCCCCTTAACTTCTCAATTTGCGTATCTGCAAGACCATCACAAGATTGTACTAGGATCTCAAACTTACGACTTTCGTTAATCTCCTGTTGGAGAGTAATATTTTGCTCAATGGCTTCGTTAAGACCAGACTCTAATTCGTCAGTCTTGCCTGCCAATGCTTCAAGGACATCCACCGACTCTTCGGGAATGTCAATGTAGTGTTCTACGAAAAGATTCTTGAGCCCGTTAATGAAATTCTCTGTGACCTCAGTCTTGATTCCAGACTCAATGGCCAGTTCATTTTCCTTCATCCACTCTTCGACTGCATACGAAAGATAGCCGTCAACCTTTTCGGTCAACTCTTCGGCAAATTCAGTCACGGACTCTTCTAGATCCTTCTCGTATTGTGCATGAATGACATCAATAGTCTCGTTGACCTTTGAGACAACTGCGCCTTCAAAGATCACCCTGGCTCGCCCCATGAACTCTTCGGAAAGATCATTGTCTTCGCCCATCAGGGCTCGAATGTCTTCATCGACATCTAAGTCTTCGGCTGTGATATGGGCCGCTTCGCTATTGTGCATATCAATCTCATAGGATTCTTCATTTTCCGACTCTTCGTCTTCAAGATCCTCATAGATTGCAGTCATGAGTAGGGCATACTTCTCGTCAAGCTCGTCGCCATCCATTTCGCGAAGTGCATCGAAAATGGCTTTGGCCTGACCAAGTTTAGTATCAGGCTGTTCGATTTCGATATACTCCTCGTCATCAGAGTCTTCGTCTTCGTAAAGCTCCTCGGAGTCTTCGTCATAATAGAGTTCTTCATCCTCTCCCAACTTCTTGTTGCCGGGAGTGGTATCGTCTTGCCCCGTGTCTGGAGCAGAAGAATCGCCAGTCTTCTTGGCAGCCTGTGGTTCTGCGGACTTCTTTGTTTGATGTGCAACTTTCTTTGCATCATCAGAAGTCACGCCTCCAGTTGGCCTGACAGTTGTTGATTGAGCAGGCGGGCCGCCAGGCTTGCCCTGGGCCTTGGGAGCATTTGGCTTTGTCGCCAACTTGCCTTCCTTAGGCAGCGAATCATTCTTTGGAGTAGAAGTCTCCTCAGAAAGTGCTTCCTGTTGACGACCGGCCATTACATTTCGTGCGGCCTTTGATAACGACATATTTCAATCTCCTTAAATTAAAACCTACTGAAAGTTCATCTAGGTCTATTTATACTTCTTATAGTTTTGAAAGGAAATCCTGAAACGCAAAAAGTTTCATTTTTTCTCTTTCTTCTCTTGTTGATTCGTTGATTTGGGTCTTATATTGCTGGACATGAAATTCATGTAACCTTCCATTATCCCACACCCACTCTTTTCCTTCCATGATTCCTTCTACAAACGCATTCGGAGCTGAAGGATCGGCCACGATGTCTGCGGCTGTTGCAAGATGAAAGTCGTCTTGAACAATTTGTGTGTCACGATTGGGTTTCAATGAACCCATGCCTCGGGAAGAAACTCCTAGGTTTGCTCCTTCGTCAATGAGGCTCTTGACAATCTTACCATATGGCGTGTCCATGATCTTGGCCTTGCCAATGAAGTTCGTGCCTTCTTTGTATAAGTCAGTAATCATGTGGGACACACGATCAAGATTGATGTTTGGCCCTTCCGGGTGCCCGAGTTCTCCAAATGCTCGCTTCTTTTGGACATAGTTTTCGTTATATCGATTGACTTCAGTTTCTAGGACGTTGATAGGATAAAGCCTTCCGTTCCGATTCTTTTGCTCGGCCTGCATGAAGATGCCCTTGATGTAATGACTCTTCTCTCCCTTTTCATTCTTTTCGACTAGGAAGTCTACCTCTTCGTTTAGCTCGGTGAATAGTTTCATTTACCCTCTCCCAATCTTTTCGTCGTATTTTACATCAGAGGTTCCGCCACCCTTACGTTTGCGGGCCCTCTCTTTGGCTATTTTCTTAGCCAGTTCTAATTTGGCGCGGACCTGCTTGGGAGATAGATCTCCTTTGGTCCATGGGTAGTTGTCATATTCCTTCTCGTCACTGGCCTCGCCAAATGTCTCCCCATGGTCAGGGGTGTATTCGCTGGCCAGCCCCGCCCTAGATTTTCTCGGCGCCGCGGGGCGGGCCCGGGCAGTCCCAGCATGAGCAGTATAAGGGGATGGTACTTCCTTACCAGCTTTTCTTGCTGCTAGGCGAGCCGCCTTGATTTTTGCCAAAGAAGCCTTCATCTTTGCGGCATTGGCGGCCGCTTTTCTTTTGACTCCACTTGGATCGGCCTGATTTGCAGCCCGTTCGGCATCCCGCTTTTTCTTCTTGGCCGCCTGCTCCCTACGGTATTCCGGGGAGCGTTGGCGAATTTTATCATTAAGTTCAAGAGTCTTGGTGTCTTGATTTGCCCTTGACCCAGGTTCATGTATATCATGTTGATTAAGTACCTCCGAAATTGCATCATAGTCTTCCCGAACGCCGGTGTTAGGAGTTCCCACCTTGCCTGGGCGCGATCCAAACTGCTTGAATGCAAATTTGGACATCTTTGCAAAACCAGCCTTGTTGGAATTGAGAGTGTCGGCCATCTTCTTTTGATTATGTACATTCAATGCACCATGCACACCAAGCAGGGCATTGGCTGTCGTCATGTCAACCTTCAGGCGCGAGCCATCGGCCAGCCTAATTGTTTCGGCCGTCTGGCGCGAAACAATCTTCTTCAGGGAGTCCATTGCGTTTTCTTCAAGGGCGTCAATTTCATAACTATAGGAATCCTCGACTACTTTTCGTTTCAAAAATTGTTGCACCTTACGGTGCTGATCCTTGGCCTGTATGGTTGCTTTTGGATTCCCATGGCCTCCAGAAACATTTCCAAGGCCTCGGGCCCGACGGTATTTCTGATGACTTTCGCGATCAGGGTTCTTCTTGTCGGCGGCATCTTCTTCACCGCTATCTGGACGTGATTGCCAATCTGCTCCGCCATGTTTTCGCGTACCCGGTCCAAATTTCGTCTTGTTCGCAGTTTTATCGTCATAACCAAGGTTTTTTGCAGACCTAGTTGCCTCATCAAAAGTCTCTTCGGTGCTGAGTGAACGCTCGTCAAGAACCTCCCCATCTTCAGGAACATATTCGGACTGCAAATTTTTGGTTGCAGCCTGCTGTGTCATTTGTGCCATTGTGCCAGAGGAAGAAATAAGACCTCCTGCATGAGTATATTGCCCTAGCTTGTCTCGGACATAAACTGGTCGAATGGCATCTACTTCTGGATGGGCATCTTCGATGTCGTCGTCGAGTTCATCGTATTCTTCTTCATCTGAAGGAATAGGCGACATTTTCTCAGGGCCCAGCTTGAAATTCTGGTCCTCTTCTCTATCGGCCCCGACTTCTGTAAGGGATTGCCTAATCTGTCGATATGTTTTCATCGGATTTAAATTCCTTTGCTAAGTCACTTCTTTTTTGATGATTTCTTCTTCTTGTCTTTAGGCTCGGGCTTTTTGTAACTAGGCATCGACCCAGAATGTGGGTGATTAACGGTGTCATGGCCTTTCGTAGCAACAACTTGGGCCCCTTCCGGGTCGCCGGGCTTCCATTCCATAACTTCTTCCTCTTCTGGCATATTAAAATATTCACTAGCCGTAGAAATCTTCTTGAGTTCTAATGCATCGGCCACCTTTGCATCAAGGGCCGAGTAAATGCTATTCTTTAGTTCAGATGGATTATCTTGAAGTGCATGATTTATTGCATCTCTGACACTCATATTATTATCTCCTAAGTTAAAGTCTGTCTTTATTTATAAAACTCCTGAACCATTATTATTTCCTGTGCCATTTTTCTTGGGAGGAGGAGCGGCCTCCGGAGGCGGCGCCATGCCTTCAGGCTCTGGCGGAGGCCCAAGAGGAACCCTGGCCACATCATCAGGATCAGGCTCTGCATTGATTTCTTTGTCAATCTCTTCAATTTCTTCGTCGCTTTGTTTGAGAATGTTCTTTCGTAACCATTCGGCCGAATAGTACACGCCCTTGAACTCTTCCATGTCACGGACCAATTCGACTCGTTGCCTCATGATCTCTGCCTCTTGAAGCTCCATGAAGTGGGTGTCTCTTGCATAGTCAAACTTGATGTTTGGGCGCATTTCATCCCAATCTTCCTTGACAATGATCCCCTTCAATCGCAATTGTGTTTCTAGGAGATTCAAGAAGAGGTGGTTGAAACGATGGCGCAATTTTGCAATAAACTTACCAAACTTCACTTCATCGCGGGTGATCTCTGCGGTCCTTCCAATATTGAAGCCAGCCTCTGACTCAAGCCTAGAATCAGGAACTTGCAAAGCCTTGTACAATTTCTTTCGGAAGTATTGAATGTCTTCAATCTCGCCCAGGTTCTGCCCACCAGGAAGAGTAGTGATTTCTGTGCCTCGCCCACCTTCTCGACGGGGAAGCCAATAATCTTCCATCATGGTTCGGTGCGAACGATCATCTCGGACTTCGCCTGTAGATGCATCATAGACAATACGATTCTTGAACTTGACCATGATGTCGCGAAGGTATTGTTCAGCCTTGATCTTGGGAAGATTGCCTACGTCTACATAAAAGATTCGCCGCTCTGGTGCGCGAGAAATTCGATAGATGACAACTGCATCTTCGATCATCTTCAATTGATTGTAAGGTTTAATGGCCTGATGAAGATGACTAAGAACCATGTTCTTTCTTGTGTTCAAAATTCCAGAGTGGACGTGCAGAATGCTGTCCTTTGCAATCTTGACATCATTTCCTTGTTTCTTGGATTCAAATCCATTTTCATTGTAGACATAAAATTCATTTGGATGTTTGACAAGAGGAACACCATCTGGCCCTCTGATTTTCTTGGTTTCTCGGACCTTTCTAATCTTTCTTGGGTCGAGCGACCTTAATTCTTGAATCCCACCAGAAGGATTGGTCACATCAATGACAATGTGATAGTATAGTCTACCATCAATATACCATCGCTTTAGAATATCAAAGCAAAAGTCATTAAAGTCTAAAATATGTAGGATGTTTTCAAATTCATCCTGTATCTTTTTCTTGATGCCGGCCGGCTGTTCAAGATCGTCCAGTAAAATTTCTACAGGCCCTCGGTTGTCCTGAATGACCATTGTCTCA